GAGGAACAAACGGTGCTGGTGGTGGTGGCGCAGGTGTTGCTGGTAATGGCTCAAATGCTTCTTCTACTAATGCTGGCACTGGAGGACTTGGTGGAGGTGGTGGTGGCGCTTCACAAGCAACTCTTGGTATTGGCATTGGCGGCAACGGAATTCTTTACATTTTTTATTAGGAGCAAACAGTGAGCAATCCAGTACGCAAAGGACAAGCAAGCAATCCTGTTTCAACAGGTATGCAAAGCGGATCAGTCACACCTTTTGCGAACACATCTTTTATTTTGCCTTACGGCTTACGCCTTCAACAAACGATCAACACTGGTACAACATCAGTAACAATCCCTGCTGGAATTACTTGGGTTTATGTAATATGCGCAGGTGGCGGCGGTGGAGGAGGTTCTAGAGCGGGTGGCGCAGGTGGAATTGCTTGGGGCTGGACTTTAGCAAATAGCACTTGTGTAGTTGGAGCTGGCGGTCTTGCTAACAATGCGGGTGGTTACACACGGTACGGACATATTATTGCTGGTGGTGGAGCAGCCATCAGCAGCACAGAACTTGGTGGAGCGGGCTGCGGTGGTGGTTTTTCTGCGGGAAATGGCATAACAGGAACTATAAATTATTGGAGTATGCCAATTGGCGGTGGTAATCGTGCTGGCTCAACAACAGGCAATTCATTGCCAGGTTTCTCAGGAGTATCAGGAGGAGGAGCGGGTGGAACAAGTTTTGCTGGTGCAACTGCTGGAAATGGTGGTGACGGTATCTCAGGTGGTGGTGGTGGTAGGTCAGAAAACGCAGGTTCTTCTACTCAAACTGGTGGAAATGGTGGGAATGGTTTAGCAGGTGGTGCAGGTGGTAGTGCTGGTTTGACATCAGGAACGCGTATTGGTGGCAATGGTGGCAATGGAATAAACATTTTGACTGGTGCAATAACTACAGGTGGAACAGGAACAACTGGAACTGGAACAAATGGTGCTGGTGGTGGCGGTGGTGGCATTGCTGGTAATGGTGACAATGCTTCAGGTACTACTGGTGGCAATGGTGGGCTTGGTGGCGGTGGTGGTGCTAATGTTGGTGGCGATGGAATACTTTACATTTTTTACTAAGGAGCAACAATGAGCGTATCAATTTACACCAATTCATCTTTCAGTGATACCCCTTATGGCTTAAAGCTGCAACAAACAATTACATCAAGCGGTTCTGTAACAATCCCTGCTGGAATTCAACGAGTTTATGCAGTTTGCATTGGCGGTGGCGGTGGTGGTGGTAGTGCTACTGGAGCAGGTGGCGGCGGTGGTGCAGGAGGATTTTCTACTGGTTGGACTTTTGCAAGCAATACTTGCACAGTAGGTGCAGGTGGAACTGGCGCATCTGTTGCCAATGGTGGCACAGGTGGTGTAACTGTTTACGGAATGATTTTAGCAGGTGGCGGTGCAGGTGGTTGCGGTACTGCTGCCATAAGTGCTGGGGTTATCGGTGGTGCTGGTGCTGGTGGAGGAAGAACAATTGCTGGTGCATCAATTGCCAATGGTTCTGCAAGCGGTATTTCTTACACAGGTGCGCCTTCGGCTGCTGGTGGATCAAGCATAGGTTACGGTGGTGGCGGAGGAAATAACTCTCTAAACGCTAATGGTAACGCTGGTGGTGCTGGCGTTTCAGGTGGTGGTGGCGGTGGTGGCACAACGGTGAATTCTGGAACCTCGTACACGGGCGGTGTTGGTGGTCAAGGTTTGATCGGTGGCGGTGGCGGTGGTTTTTACAACACAGCAGCATCGCCAACAGGTCAAACCAATGGCGGTGCAGGTGGTGCAGGCGATAGGTTTGCAGGTGGCAACGGTTCTACTGGTGGAACAAATACAGTAGGAGCAGGCGGTGGTGGTGGTGGATATATCGCCGTTGGCGGTAACGCATCAGGAAATAATGGCGGTGCAGGCGGAGATGGCGGAGGTGGTGGCGGAGCCGCCAACAACTCAGGCACATCAGGTGCTGGCGGCAACGGCGTAATTTATCTTTACTACTAAGGAGAACAAATGGGAACATACGCAATGATGAGCGGCAATACAGTTTCAAATGTAATTGTGGCAGATGACAAGGAAGTAACAGAGGCAGCACTTAACTGCACTTTGATTGAATACACACCTGAAAACCCTGCTGGTATTGGCTGGATTTATGATTTTGAGACTGGCAAGTTTGAAGTACCAGTAGAAGGCCCAGTTGGATTAACAGAAACACCTCCAATTGAAATGGTCAATGGAGCCGAAGGGCCGCAAGAATAACAAAATAAGATTCGGGGGAATCAATTGCGTTTTCACATCGTGGCACTGCCACACACACAGGTAACAAAAGAGTTTGCAGGGTGCGCTTTTACTGAAAAGGTACGCCGCTTTTGTATAATGATGAATGACTTAGGCCACGAGGTCTTTTTGTATGCTGGCGATGAGGTTGAGGCACCTGTCACTGAACTGATTACTTGCGTGTCAAAAAAGCAACAAGAGGCAGCACTTGCAGGTGTAGCTCACTACACCCAGTTCCCGTTTGACGGGTGGCTTTGGGATAAGTTCAACGCTAAGGCGATTGCTGAAATTGCAGATCGCATTGAAAAAGAAGATTTCATTTGCTTGATCGGCGGCAGCGCACAAAAGCCAATTGCCGATGCCTTTCCTGCCCATATGAGCGTGGAGTTTGGCGTTGGCTACGGCGGCGTGTTTGCCAAGTATCGGGTGTTTGAGTCCTATGCCTGGATGCACTCAATCTATGCAGGGTGGAAAAACCCAACAACGGCAGATGGCCAATTTTATGATGCAGTAATTCCTGGCTATTTAGAACCCGAAATGTTCCCATTGGGAGACGGGCAAGGCGATGAGCAGGGCGAGTATTACCTGTTTATTGGTCGGCTGATTGATCGCAAGGGTTACAGAATTGCCCAAGAGGTTTGCCAGCGATTAGGCAAGCGGCTCATCTTGGCAGGGCCAGGTGAGCAAAGCGGGTATGGCGAGTTTGTCGGGTCAGTTGGCCCTGAACAACGCGCAAAGCTAATGGGCGGTGCCATTGCCACCTTTGCACCAACACTTTATGTAGAACCTTTTGGAAATGTAGTCATTGAATCGCAGGCTTGTGGCACACCAACAATCACAACTGATTGGGGTGCATTTACAGAGAACAATCCTGATGGGATTTCAGGCTTCAGGTGTCGCACTTTGGCTGAATTTATGCAGGCAGCCGAAGGGGTCAAATACCTAGATCGCGCCAAAATCCGCAATCGTGCCGTTTCGCTCTATAACCTTGATACTATCGGCCTTCAATACGAGGCTTACTTTAAGCGCCTGTTAACCCTTTGGGGCGATGGCTGGTATGAAATGGGGGATGCAAATGGATAGAGGCGAAGTTTTAGATGAGGCCAAACGCCTTACTTATGGTGATCGCAATGTTTCCTACGATGAACCACGCATTAACCATAAGCGCATTGGCGTTTTACTTGGCATTGTTTTAGAACGATATGTTGAAACCGCACAACCTGGCGATGCCGTTCCACCTGAAGTTGCAGCTTTATGTATGGCAGCAATGAAACTTGCTCGACTTTCTGCAAAACCAAACCACTTAGATTCAGCAATAGATTTGGCGGCTTATGCTGCAATTTGTGCTGAACTTGCAACACATATAGATTAACTCTTAGGCGCGAAATCGCCCCCATAACGAAACCGCCACCTGCAGCCGTTCCTGCAAGTGGCGGTTTCGTGCTTTTAATTACAGTTTGTTCACATAATCACGCAACGCGTTAATGATAATTGCAGTTGCAGTAGTGCCTTCATTTCGTGCTTTTTCTAAAGCTAGTTGCCACAAATCGGCATCAACGCGGATTGATCTAAGTGGGGTCATTATTTGCACCTTGCATAATTCCAAACAATAAGTACCAAAGTAACAACTGCCCATACTATTAAATACTTCATAGCACCACGCACTCACTCATTGAACCCCAGCACCAGCCAAGAAACTCAGCGCTGGGTGCATCAATGCCAACCCACCAAAGGTTGCTGGCAACCTGCCAAATGACAATCAGGCCAACTGCAATTGCAATTGCTCGTACACGCTTGCCACGCTTTGTAATCATCTTAACGCTCCAATTCTTCAAGGTATGCAATCGCAAGTGCAGAATTAACAATTGCCCTGCGAAGTGATTGCTTCATCTCGTC